GTTCCTAAAGGAACCGGGTTCTCTTGTTGGTACTACCAACAGGGTCTCAAGAGACTATCTAAAGATAGTCAGAAACTGGCTGTAGTCTACTCCGATGGTCGGATTGAACCGATGGTTCAATTGGGCAATCTAATAGAGTCTGTATAACAGACTCTCTCTATAACCGGCAGTCCTTTGGACTGTCGGTTCTTTCTTGCTTATAAGGAGCAAAGCTAGTGCCTAATACTATAGAAGTACAAGTGATTGAGACCTATGAAATAGAGAGTGTCCTATTAACAGACCTATTAGAAGGCTACTTGTTAGTAGCGGCAGAGCTAGGAGGGAATGATTGACTATACCTTATACCGGCAGCCTAATAAGCTGTCGGTTTTCTTTTCCCTTATTTTTATATATAATAAAGGACAGTGAGTATATTTTTTTCCCCCACCGAAGGTGGGGGGAAAAAAAATATACTCCCTGTCCACAATCCATTGTTCCGGTTTCCCCGGAAAGGAGCTATACCGATGAATACTTCATCTGCTAAACGAGTAACTATTAAAGACTTGAGTGAAGAAGTTAACAAGTTAACTGACATAGTTAATGTGTTGATAGAGCTTAATACTGCTGAAGAATCCCCTAGTACTAAGGTTGAACCTATTGTATTAGAGGAGTCTAATACTGGTACAGTATTGTATGATGATACGTTTGTCTCTAAGTTTAACACTCAATTGCCTAGAGCTGTCGCCTTAGCTAAGAAGAAAGGATCTCCTTCGGAGATTGCTGCGGTGTCTAAGAATGGGGATATGAAGTGCTGGTATTACACTCAAGGTCGTAAAGTCCCTAGTAATGCTACCAAGCTGGTTGAAGTGCAACCTAACGGTAAGATAAAAGCACTCTCTCCACTAGGCAACCTTAAGGTAGCCTAATATCCACTGCCTCTGAGCAAGGTATATAATACTGCTCCATTCCCGCTTCCCTTCTAACTGACGCGGCGTTATAACATAGTGAGTGCGCTGTTATAATGATATAAGACGCTCCCTTTTTCTATTAGGAGAAGTCGATGCAATTCAATGAGAAGGATACGTTAATGCAAGCTGATGAGTTATCCTATAAGCTATACGGTTTGACTATCTATACTGCTATTAGTATAGGTATTTGTTTGTCTTGTAAACAAATTGTTGACAAGGATAGTAGCGATGTGGTACTTTTAGAGTACCTTGATACTGGTATGTGTGGCTCTTGCTTTAAGGATATATTCGATGAATAAACCTATGAGATTGGTGTATATATGGTACAAAGACCAGCAAAAAGCTGTTATAGAACACAAAGTGGGGCGTAAGTATAGCCATTACCTTATTATGAGAGGGACTGGAGTGACCACTGTGAGGATACCTATGATTGTAAAGACAAAGCCGAGGGTTATAAAACAAGACTTAAAGAAAGCGGCTACTAGTATGTTAGTAGCAGGAGAACGGTTAGGCATTACTAAGACAGCAACTAAAATACTAGAGAGGATAATACACAATGACTGAATTTGAGATTACTCACGGGGTTTATATAACCCTGTTGATTTGTTTAAATGTGCTCTATTATAGGGAGTGTAAGAAGGCCACTAAATATGAGGAGTTATATAACTGTGCTCTAAACGGTTTGATTATAAGTACCGTTAAGCTGACTACTGAGAAGGCTAAGAATGCGGGGAGACCTTGAATGATATACCATATCAGAGAGAGGGGAGTTCCACTCCATGCTTGTGAATGGTACATGGATGTTCTTGTTGTAGCTGCTGAGAAGGCTACTAGTTTAGGAGAATTCATGGAGCACCTATTAGATTCCCGGATTAGTGTGGAGCATGACACTAAGAAGTCAGCTAAAGAAGCGATAAAGAATCTACGAACCCTGTATTCTAAAGGGAAGTTTACTGTGGTCGATGGCCCTTGTCCTTACATTGAACACAAGCTAAGAGAAGGGGCAGAGATTGAGACTATGATGGACGTTGGAAAGGAGTATACACCCACTATGCACTGAGATTTTATATAAACAAAGGGTATATTTTTTCCCCACCGAAGGTGGGGGAAAAAAATATACCCCCCATTGGTGATTGGCCGTTGACTATTAAGGAGTTTTGGTTATGGATGTTGGCTATCACGTTGTTAAGTACGCTACTTATAGGCAGATATTTTCTGGTGTAATGTACCGTAATAAAGAGGATGAGTTATTCTTATGTCGAGGTGAGAGAGGGACAGGTTTTATAGTAGAGCAATTAGATAGTAAGGAAGTTAGATACATGGACTATGATAAGTCTGACAGTTTAGGACGGCGAGCACACTTGATGTTAAGAAGTGGGAAGTCGTGGCATATTAGTGACGACGCTAAGGCTTTGTTAAACAAGGCTATAGAATGGGAACACCAACAATTTACTCCAATCAATGAGGATTATAGAGCATGAGTAACGTAGATAGAGCTACCTTAGAAATTATGTTAGCCCGTAAGAAGGAACAGCGAAAACTTCAGGACGCTGCTGAATCTGGCGATAAAAAGGTTGTCGCTTCTGAAGCAGATACATACTTAAAGGAATCTGTTGAGGCTAAAGAGGATAGTATTACACAAGAGATTGGTGGTCGAGCCTTATTCTCTAAGGTATTCTGGAAGCCTATCAGTATGCCTGACTTCTTAATCCCTTCTTATTCTCCCGATCACTGGGCCTCAGAGATCAGGGCTAAGATACCTACCGTAGATAAGACTTACTTTCTAGACAAGAAAACTATAGAGAAAACAATGTTCTCTATTAAAGAAGGGGATACCACTCTCTTACATGGGCCGACCGGAACAGGTAAGACTACTATAGCAGAGCAGATTGCTGCTCACTGTGGCATACCTTTCTTTAGGGTGTCATGCCACGGTCAGATGGAAGCGTCTGAGTTTTTAGGCGGCAACTCAGTAGTCAATGAGAACGGAGTCCCTATAACTCAGCACTCTAGCACTGATACTACAACTGCTGCTACCTACGGTGGTATGTTGTGTATTGATGAGGTGTTTAGATCACCGGCTGAGTGCCTTATGACTTTGCAATCTCTCTTTGAGGTTCCTCATAAGTTATCTTTGCAAGATTCACACGGCATAGACAGGGACATTAAGATACCAGAGAATGATTTCTTCTTAATGCTAACGGATAACACCACTGGAACAGGTGATTCACAAGGTAACTTTGTGTCTGAAGTGCAAGATACTTCTACTCGCAATCGTATTAGACGCTGTGTTTATGTAGGATATATGAAAGCAAAGGATGAGCTTGAATTATTACAGAAAAGTTTCCCGGATACTCCGGCCTCTATACATATATCCATGATTAAAGTAGCTAACCTAATGCGGAATGCTTTCGATGAGCATATTATCATGGACACTATGAGTATCAGGGAATTAATTACATGGTCTAAAGACTTGGCTGCTCTTAGGGATATCGAGCAAGCCTTCCACTTCGGAGTGTTCAGTAAGCTAAGTAAGGAGGACACGGTGCAAGTGACTGATATGTATAGACAAGTATTTGCTACTAATTTAGACAGTGAGGAAACTAGTGATGAGTGAGGAATATAGTATAGAAGTATACGACTTAACCTTCTTCAAAGTAGACGATGAGGGAGACCCACTTCGCAATGAAGATGGCACAGTTAAGCGTTTTTATATACCTAACTACGATGCTTCGCACCTTGCAGAAGGTATAAATGAGGATGATTTAGTTGAGGAGAAAGGATTGTGAGCAATAGTGCCTTATCTTTATGGGATATCACACACATAGCACAGCGTAGAGCTGAAAGCTTAGGAGTTCCTATAACTTTTGATGAGCATTGTGACCAACCTTACTATAGTCTAACGAATGGGATTGTATTTCCTAGACCATCCCTTCCTGCTTCGGAGAGGGAGATGATTGTAATGAGGGGTGCGTGGATACATGAACCGTTGCATGTTCTGAGAAAAATATCTATAAAAATATTCCAGTCATACCCTAAGAATGATCCAAGTTTAACGGATGAGTTCATGTATGTTTGGAACATGATTGAAGATGATTCTATGGAGAGGACACACGCTGCTATCTATGAAGGGGATGCCCAAGACTTATCAACTATGTATTACTTGATAGCTAAAGAGAACCTCGCTAAGTATAAGGAGGCCGCAGCGAAAGAGGGTGGAGAGCTAACGCTAGACGCTGACACTACTAAGATGCTGGCTTTACAAACCATGCTCTTACTATCCCGCAGTGATTGGGATAAGAAGATAGACTTAATAGTAACAGATTATCTAGAGGCTATCCCTACTGATAGCGCAGCTCTGGCCTTGAAGTTAGAAGAAGAAGGTTACATAGACTTGATGAGGAAAGCCGTGTCCCAACACCAAGTCCATGACCTAGCTAGAGAATTGTACAATAGAGTGTGGCCTAAGAGTTCTGAGTTACCACCTCCACCACCTGAAGAAGCACCGGATACTGGTGATGAGGAGAGTAAAGAGGATGGTTCGGGAGAACCTCCACCACCTGAGTCCGGTGAAAACCAAGAGGATACTAAGCCGCCGGAGACTGCTGAAGTAACTGAACTAATAGATAAGATAGAAGGGGAGGAGGAGAGTAGGGCAGTACCAGTACCGACAGTCATACACTGGAAAGATGTAATGAACAGTGATAAATCTGGGTTAGACTTAGAAGTACCTTCGACTATAGATTATACTGACAAAAACAAAGAAGGCTCTTGGGTTCCTAGCCGTCCATCGGATAGGGAGATTATAAATCTAGAGGATGACACTCACCCTTATAAGCACAAGGAAGCAGATCAGTATTTAAAGGGCGCAGATATTTGCAACTCTATAGGTCATCAAATCCGGCGGAACTTACAGATACTAACCAAGTCTAAGGTAAAGTCAGAACGTAAGACAGGTAAAGTACACAATAAGAATTTATTCCGATTAGCAGCACCGCAAGTAGGGACAGGGGATTGGAATTCTAGGATATTTAAAACTAGAAAGAAAGGATTAAGTTTAGATGCTTGTGTAACTGTGTTGGTAGACTGGTCAGGTTCTATGGGTGGAGAGAAAAGAATCATAGCTGCACAAGCAGCATTGGCTTTGCTTCACACCTTTGATAAGGCTTTGAGCATTCCAGTAGAGGTATTGATGTTCGCTTCGAGATCAAGGCGAATGAACTTTGGTATAGTAAAGTCATATAATTCAAGGACATACACTGACCACCAGATAGTCCAAAGGATAAGCGCCTTCACTCCCTACTCAGCAGGTAATCAAGATGCTGACGCGTTATTATGGGCGCACTCAAGGTTAATTAAACAAAAGGCTAGCAGGAAAATACTAATAGTCTTGTCGGATGGCAGCCCTTCTATGTGTGCTAGAGATAATGACGGGCATATGCAAGACCCAGAGGCCGGGTTACGAACGGTAACAAAAGAACTAAGGAAGAAGGGCAGTAAGATAGACCTATATGGTATAGGTATACAAGATAAGAATGTATTAAGATTCTATGGGGACAAGGCACAAGTAGTAAACAAACTAAGTGAATTGCCTACAGTATTATTGACCACTATAAAACAAGGAGTATTGTCTAATGGTTAAATTAAAGTCGTGAGATGTAAGGCTTGCAATAGAATTCTTCAAGGTGCGGATTGGTTGTATGTAGAAATCAAGAAGGACTATGAGGATGTATGTCTCAAGTGTAGAGACTTATCAACACTAAAGGATAAGGAAAATGAGAGCGTCAAAGATACCAGCAAGACTGATACTAAGTCTAACTAAGTATGAGGGTATAACAGCAGGGCAGTATAGGTTTAACCATACGGACTGCTCCGCAGGAGAGGATACGAAGGAAAGATTGTACATAAAAATACCTACTAAGCAACCGTGGACAAGGATTGCTTACTGTCATAACTGTGGTATGAGTGGGTTCGCCGCATTAAAATCTAACTCTTATGACTATCGCCGCGCAAAAAATGTGGAGAATATTCTAAGGGAGGGGACTAATAACACAAACCACTATAGCCAACGTGTGAGGACAGGCAACAATTATGAAAAGCGATTGATAACCAAACACTACTCCTCTGAGCCAGTCCCTTTTGAAGATTGTTCTCCTGAAGTAAAGGCACGATTCAATCATGCACGTATAGATGCAGATAGGTATAACAGATATCTTTTGAATTACAATCCTCACATTGACAGAATAGTTATACCTTATTGGGAATACTCAGAGACTCCGGAGTTATTATCTACACAATATAAAGCACCTACTCCGGGGACAGTGCCAAAGTTTTTCACTCAGGAGGAACCCCAAGCAGAGTATAAAACTGATGTTGTATCTAGGCAATCTATTGCTTTGGCTGTTAAACACGGACGGCAAAAAGATGAGCACTTAGGATTTACACATAGTCCTGATGTAAGTTGTTTGACTGAGGGCCATAAGACTTTAGTTATAGTAGAGGATTATTTCTCTGCGATAAATATAGCGGAGACTAGTGATAAGTATCATGCCTTTCCTTTAGCTGGGGTACACTATAACACTATGCAACTAGCAGAAATTTGTGAAAGAAATTTATACACTCACATTGTAGTGTGGTTAGACAATGATAATGAGACTGTTATAAAGAAAGCACGACGACTAGAGACAGACCTTGAGTTCTTAGGAGGGGGTGCTCCAGTGCATCGGTGGACAGGGGCCAATGAAGATCCTAAGAAACTCACCGCCAGTGAGATAGAAGCTCGAATCGAAACACTTATGGAGACAGCTACCAATGTACTTTAATTCTGCTTTAGCTTTGTTGGGTAAGGATAAGGAATCCTTTGAAACATATTTCCCTTACTTAAATAACTTTCATGTCCCTGCTGAGGTTGCTTGTCTACTAGAATCCATAGAGAAGTACTACGGTTTAGGCAACACCGAGATAGATTGGGAGGAATTTAGAGGGTGGTTTCATATAGCTGAACACCCCACGCTAGGGGCTAAGAAGCACCAAGTATATGATAAGTATATAGATAATATTATTAACGCCCCATTAGATGAGGGTGCTGTTCAACGAGTGTACGAACTCAAGACAGCAGATCAGATACAAGACTTGACTGAGGAGATAAGGAGTGTAGCTAACTCAGACAGCTTAGAAGAAATCATAGAGATTAGTCAGACATACTTAGAGGACAGGCTTATCTCAGGTGACGATCATATAGTTGACATGGATATAGATACACTAGTTAAGTCAGTTGTATTAGGGGATGGCATAGAGTGGAGACTTGATGGCTTGAACACTAGCTTGGGACAAGTACATAAGAGTGACTTCCTCTTGGTAGTCAAGCGTCCGGAGACAGGAGGTACAACCTTCCTTACCTCTGAGTTTACTCACATGCTCAAGCAATTGCCTGAAGGTAAGAACGCTATCATCTTTAACAATGAAGAAGGTGGTGCTAAGTTAGGGTTGCGTTTAGTTCAATCAGCTTTAGGTGTAACCGCTCAAGATATAGCAGCAGATGTAAAACAAATACAGAAAGACTTTGACACCTTCTTAGGTGGGCGAAAAATTCTTATATGTGACCCACCTGATGGGCTTACTACCCATAAGATTACAGATGTACTAAAGAATAACCCTGACTGCTGGCTCATAGGCATCAACGTACTTGATAAGGTAGGAGGATTCTACAAGCACGATGAAGTACAACGACAACGTAAGCTAGCAGAGTGGGCTAGAAATACTGCCAAGAATCACGGGGTTGTATTAGCTGTACTGCAAGCAGATGGTACAGCAGAGGGACAACAATTTATGAACCAAAGCCAAGTGTATGGATCTAAGACTGGAGTACAAGGTGAGGCAGACGGTATGATTATGATAGGTCGTGATGTACAGAACGATACTATACGGTACATTAGTGTGGCTAAGAATAAGAAACCAACAACAGGTAAAATGGAACCATCGTTAAGACACGCACAGTTTGCTTGTGCCTTCGACCAAGATAGAGGAAGATTCACATGAAGTTTGATGAGCTAGATGATGAACAGTTTGACACTGAATTTGTAGCGTGTACTACATGCGGTGGTTCAGGAAGCACACTAGGTTTTCTCGGAGAATTAGAGTGGCATCGTTGTACGAGATGCGGCATAGTATTCACACTAAGCCCTGAAAAGGGAGGGTAATAGCATGATAGTTATTGATGTAGAAACTACGATGAGGAGTAGCACAAATTTTTCTGCTACTCCTTTCGATCCTAAGAATGAGATGTTATCAATGGGGTATACACACACAACCTTCTTGCCTACTGACTTCCCGGTCGTTACATCCTATGACATGGGTATGTCAAAGGCTCGCTTAATAAATGAGTTGAATGTCATAGACGATGGGGGGATTGTATTCATAGGGCATAACATTAAGTTTGATTTACATTACCTAGTGTTGGAAGGCTTAGACCTAGACAAAGTATCACTGGCATATGATACACAGTATATGTATTACTTGCTGACGGGTACTAAGTCACCAAGTTTAAATGATGTGGCTGATTACTATAAGCTGCCCAGAAAAAAGGATACCCTATCGGAATACTTTGGTAACAACATATCTATAGAGGACATACCAGAGAAAGAAATGCAAGAGTATCTTACCCAAGATATAGTACTTACAAAAGAAGTATTCACAAGGTTGTGGGCTGACCTTAATCCGGAACTATCCCCCTTAGTGGACTTAAATGCTAAGGTAAACATGGCGTTACAAGCAATGGAAATGAATGGCATTTACATTGACAAAGAAAAATTATACCAAGAGTATAATAAAACAGATCTCATAGTAGAAGATAGTTTAACAGAGCTAGAGAGATTGGCTACACTGATATACCCTGCCGGTACAAAGCCAGAAAAACTACACACAACAAAAACTTTGAATCAAATCTTTAGAGGCAAGCCAGTCAAGACAAAACAAAGGGTTGAGCAAGGTACTTATAAGAACGGTAACGCAAAATTTGTTACGGAAGAAGTTGTGGTATATACCGGCCAACCTATTGTTGATGATTCTAACTGGACTAGGAAAGAAAGAGGAAACGAGAATGTAAATCTAGGGTTGCCTATGGGGGAGAAGCAACTTCAAATAATACATGATGTTGTACGTGGCCTTACCATAGAGCAGAAAGATTATGCCCTTCAAGTAATTAAGTACAGAAAGTCTAGTAAGCTAAGAGATTCTTTCCTCAAACCTATTGGGGATTACCTGAGAGAAACTCAGAGCGATGCTATACACCCTACATATAACTGTACTACCACGAGCACTGGTAGGTTGTCAAGTACAAACCCTAATGCACAGAACCAACCACCTGAAGTAGAGGCAATGTTCACCACACCCCCAGCAGTAGGCTTTAATATAGAGGTACGAGCCAGTGCAGACTTCAAGCAACTAGAGATATGGGCAGCAGCAGTACTATCTGGTGACGTTCAATTGATACAAGACATAGGAAGCGGAGTAGATATACCTGATACCATTGCTATCAGTGCAAACTTATCAGGTTACAAGCAACCATCCGTAAGACGGCTATGTAAAATTGTACTATACGGTACTATATATGGTGGGTATCCAGCAGGACTATCGAAGCAAACAGGGTGGGACAAGAAAATAATCCAAGACATACAAGCTGCTTTCTTTGATAGGTATCCGGGATTAAAGAAATACTATGACGATTACATCACGCTAGTAAATAGCAGTTTACCTATCGGCCACCACCCTACTACCGGGGGAGCTATTGTAGCTATCCCTTCTATCACAGGCAGGATATACAGATACACACAGTACCCTCAATGGGATGGTAGGCTAGACTTTAACGTGCCTCAGTTGTATAACTACAGGATACAAGGCTTCGCAACAGGGGATGTAGTGCCTCTATACATAGCTTGTTTTCTGGATGTACTGAATAAGAATTATACTGTAAGCTCTGACCCTATCTGTTATCTGGAACGTACAGTCCACGATCAAGTAGGGACTAGGTGGACATTCCCCACCCGTCTAGGGTTGAGTGCAGATAAAATAGAACGGATAATAGAGGGAACTTATGACGAGGCTCTGAGTCTTACTCACATAGCTTTGAAAGAGTGGTTGCCCAGCTTGCCTGAGCTACCACTGTCTTTAGATTTTAAGATTTTTTAACGCAAGAAACGGAGATGTACCTATGGCGATGCAAGCACAAGGCACTGTAACTGGTGTCAGTACCAAGCAAATTACTTCCATGAAAACAGGAGCACCTAAAAATTATACGATTCACTTAGCTACTATTGATGGGTTGGATGCGGTCTTGAACACAGGATTCAAGCAGACTTACAATCCCGGAGATCAGTTCTCTGGCTTAGTTGAGAAAGCTTATGGTGAATACAAAGAAGTAAAAGCCGGAGCAGTAACTGCTGCCCCTGCTGTAACACCCTATGCAGCGGCAACTTTCAGTACCCAGACTCAATCAGAAGGTAGAGAGACATTCCCTCTTGATCCCCTTCACTCTAAGAATCTAATCCTTAGACAGAATGCTATCAACGCTGCCAGTTCAGCTTTAGCAGGTACTATCAGCAAAACAGCATCCGATGACGACGTAGCTAACAGCATTATAAATGTTGCGAGTGTCCTAGTTAAGTGGACTACTGGCCGTGCTGAACAGGAAGCACTAGATGCTATTGAACTTGGTGAAAAGGTAGGGTAATAAAATGACGGACATAACTACACTACCTCAAGATATTTATGATGTCTTGTCGTCAGAGAGTGATGATTCGTTGAGTGTTGAGGGGGGTGTTGACTTCGGTCAACGCCTCACCTCTCACATTAACGGGGCTTTGTATAACAAACCACGAGAGAGGAAACCCAATTCATTATACGCCAGTGAGATAGGCAAGCCATGTACTAGACAACTGTATTACTCACGCACCTTACCGGAACAAGGTGAGAAGATGCGGGGTGCTACGTTCTATAAGTTCTTGTATGGTAACGTGATTGAGGAGATCACACTAGAGCTAGCCAAGCAAGCAGGGCATACGGTAGAAGCGGAGCAGTTAGTCTTTGAACGCAAGGTAGGTGACTGGAAAATAAGAGGACGCTGCGATGCTGTCATAGATAATCACATGGTGGATGTTAAGTCAGCATCTAAGTTTGCTTTCCAGAAGTATGAGAAAGCTGGGGCTGTTACCTCGGACAATGATTCGTTCGGTTACAGGCATCAGCTACACTTCTATGGTAGTGATGAGAAAGCTATAGCCGAAGAGAATCGTGATTTCCCATTCCAATCCTTTGAGTACAATGAGAACTACTTCCTGTTTGTATCTAAGGAGCTAGGAAATATTAGCTTGATAAGGAATGACATTACTGAAGGCGAGTATGAGTCTGATGTAGAGTACAAGGTTGATACCCTGAGTAAAGCCTTGAAGGACGGGGTAGCACCGGAGCGTTGTGCTGACGGGACTAAGCTAGAGGACAATGGGAATGTAACACTGAAAGCTGTGTGTTCTTATTGTTCCTTCAAGAAAGTTTGCTACGGTGATGACCTCCGGGCTTACATATATTCAACCGGACCTAAGTACTTCGTAGACGTTAAGAAGGAGCCGAGAGTAGATGAGATCCCTATCTAAAGTATACTCGTACTACAATACGGAGTACCGCAGTAAGTTTGAGTTGAACACGGCTAAGTTTCTACGGAAGCATAAAGTTAAATTCTCTTATGAATCAACCTCTTACGCCTATAAGGACAAGGTATTGAAAGGTGTTTGCGATGTGTGTGGTAACAAAAAGATTCACACGATGCGCAGTTACACACCTGATTTCTTTTTGTCTAACGGTATAATCATTGAGACTAAGGGACTGTTCACTGCCGCGAATAGAAAGACTATGGTAGCGGTGATGGAGCAGCACCCTGATATAGACTTGAGACTTGTGTTCATGCGGAACAATAAGATACACCGTAAAAGTACGATGAGGTATGCTGATTGGGCTAGTAAGAACGGGTTTAAATATAGTATAGCTACTATACCCGACGAATGGATAAAGGAACCTATTGATGACTAATATATTATCGAGTGATGACAGTACCCTAGTGATAGGGGATGAACACGTATCAACAGGACAGAAACTTAACCGGGCAGACTTACTAGGCAAGGCCATAAAAGATATCAAGCCTACTAGGATTGTACACATAGGCGATCTTATGACGTTCGATGTGTTCTCTGCTTGGGATAGGGACAAACGTAAGAAGATGGAGGGGCGACGGTATCAGAAAGAAATTGATGCGGGACTGGAGTACTTAGATAGGATAGACAAAGCCTCTGGCGGATACAAGTGTGAGGTCATTATGACTGAAGGCAATCACGAGGATAGGCTATGGAGGTACATAGATCACAACCCTGAGATGGAAGGGGCTATTGATTACGTGAGAGATTTAAACATAAGCCACTGGAACATCATTCCCTATAAAGGATACTACAACTACAAGGGAGTGGGCTTCACACACATACCTATCAATGGGGCAGGTAAGCCCATCGGTGGTAAGTACGTGTGTACTAAAGCCTTAGAGCTTCATCAAGGTTCTACTGTATTCGGTCACACACATAGGCTATGTGTAGACACGTTACACCGACACGGAGGACGTAACTTGAATCAAGCCCTTAATGTGGGGTGCTTCTTTAACCATACCGATGAGTACGCTCAAGGTTCTCAGACATCTTACTGGAGAGGTCTAGTGTTACTCGACCACTACAAGCAAGGCCGGTTTGGTTGGCAACCTATTAGCATGGGCAAGCTTCGCAAAGCTTACCAAAAGACTAAGGGGAAATAAAATGAACATATATAAACACCAAGCCATCATAGACGCTGACGAGGACATCATTAAGTCAAGACGTAAGGAACTCTTTGACCCTGAAACGTGTCCAACTTGCTCTGGGTGGGGTACTATAATGAGAGTAGACCGCGAAGATCGTGAGCAGTATTTATCTTGTCAGGATTGTGGTGGTGAAGGAATCATAACCAGTAAAAGGACTAAGTAATGACACCATACCAGCAGTATATTTATAAGAGTCGCTACGCTAGGTACTTGCCTGACGAGAAGCGTCGAGAGGAATGGCCGGAGACAGTGGCACGTTACATCAACTTCTTTAGGGAGCGCAACCAAGTAGACAAGATACCGTGGAGGAAATTAGAGAAGGCTATCCTTAACTTTGAGATCATGCCTTCTATGCGGTGCTTGATGACCGCAGGTAAAGCTCTAGAACGTGACAATGTTGCAGGGTACAACTGTGCCTACACTCCTATTGACCACATCAAAGCCTTTGATGAAACACTATACATCCTTATGTGTGGTACAGGTGTAGGCTTCAGTGTTGAGAGACAGTACATCAATAAGCTACCTGAAGTAGCAGAGGAATTCCATGAAACCGAAACCGTTATTGTTGTTAGAGATAGTAAGATCGGATGGGCGAAAGGTCTCCGGGAACTTATCACCCTACTCTATTCAGGCCAGATACCCCGATGGGACTTGTCAAACATACGACCTGCCGGGGCTGTACTCAAGACCTTCGGAGGCCGCTCAAGTGGGCCAGACCCTCTTGACCAACTGTTTAAGTTTTGTGTCGGAAAGATTAGTGGAGCCAAAGGACGAAAGTTAAACTCATTGGAGGTGCATGATGTGGTATGCAAGATTGCTGAAGTGGTGGTGTGCGGTGGGGTTCGTAGGAGTGCTTTGCTTTCTCTCAGTAACCTTACTGATGCTAGGATGCGCAACGCCAAACAAGGTGAATGGTTCTATTCAGAACCCCAACGAAGCCTTGCCAATAACTCCGTCGCCTACACCGAGCTTCCAGACATGGGTATTTTCATGCAAGAATGGAAGGCTTTACACGACAGTAAGGCAGGGGAACGGGGAATTTTTAATCGTGAAGCATGTAGAAAGCTCTTGCCAGAGCGGAGATCCGATGGTTACGAATTTGGAACCAACCCCTGTTCCGAAATAGTATTAAGACCTCAGCAATTCTGTAACTTAACTGAGGTTATCTGTCGCCCAGAGGACACCCCAGCTACCTTGCTTAATAAGATAGAGCTAGCCACCATACTAGGGACACTTCAGTCTACCTTAGTAGACTTCCGGTATCTCCGTAAGGTGTGGGCGTTCAATACTATAGAGGAGAGATTGTTAGGTGTGTCCCTTACAGGGATCATGGACAATAGACTGTTAAGTGAAGAGCAAATGGACTGTGATGGTCATTACCACTTCGACAATATGAAGGATGTGTTAAACAAACTAAAGGAGAAAGCCCGTGAAACAAATAGGAAGTATAGCAAGGTTCTTGGTATACCCGTATCGAGTGCTATTACTTGTGTTAAGCCTAGCGGTACAGTTAGCCAGTTGGTTGATAGCTCTTCTGGCATCCATCCTCGTTACGCTAGCTTTTATATTAGGAGGGTACGCTCAGACATTACTGACCCACTATCAAAAGCCCTTAAAGATGCTGGAGTACCTCACGAAATTTCTCAAACCAATCCGAGAGAGCTGGTATTTTCGTTCCCAATTAGTAGCCCAGCTACATCTACCACTATTAATCAGGTGGGAGCTATTGCTCAATTGGAACACTGGAAAGTGTTCGCAATTAATTTCTGCGAGCACAAACCTAGTGTCTCGATTTACGTCGAGGATAAAGAGTGGATGGAAGTGGGTGCTTGGGTGTATGAAAATTGGGAGTACATGAGTGGGGTGTCGTTCTTCCCACATGACGATCATATGTATCCTCAAGCTCCTTACGAGAAGATTACAGAGGAGCAGTACAAGAAACTAGCCGAGGCTATGCCTGAATTTAATCTGAGCAATCTGATTATGGATGAGGAAGAGGACGTAACTACTTCAAGCCAAGAGTTAGCTTGTGTAGGCGGGGCTTGCGAATTATGAAAAATTCAACGATGACCAAGCCTTGTACTATGTGTGGGAAAGACTTCCTAACCTTACTTATATTCAAGGAGGTGGAGCAACATAACTGTAAGAAATGTAGTGAGACTATTAAGCGCCAATCAGATCATCTGTTGGCAATAAATAAACAAGGAAAGAGGAAAGACAATGATTAAGAAGGTAATGACTGTACTAATAATCCTTATAGCGGTTTCCCTCGTACTTATTTCCATCGGTATGCAGCTAGCAGAAGCCGGGGATAAGAAGCAGAAGAGACTACACGCCATACAAAGCTACGCAGTAGGCACACCGTTCAATGTGGGACGGGTATCAAGGTTTGATATGCCTGACGGTAACATCTGCTACATCTTTATTAGTGGTGATCGTAGTGGTATGTCTTGTATGGAACCACTGCCTATGCTAGAGGATGATGTCCCTACCATAAAACATCACGAAGGGAATGAGGTTCCTAGTGATTAAAGTCTTTGATTATAAGTGCAATAAATGTGAGCATAAGTGGGAGGCTTGGATAGATGCAAACGCCGACACAGTACCCTGTGAAGAGTGCGGCAGTGCTGATACTACCAAGCTTCCTTCTTTCCCTACGAAAAGAAATTTTTATAAAACACCTTATGAGGAATTTTTGTGATGGATGAAATTGATATTAAGATCATGGAGAAAGGTCTGCCCGGCACTAGTGAGAGCGACATGCCCAGAGTAGAGAAGTCCGCAGATTCAGGGTGGAAAGACCCTGACCCTAGATGGGATATAAGGGAAGATCTCCAAGAGGATTTTTTCGACGAGCCAATAGGCCCAGCGTCAGGGAGACAAGTAGGTGGAGATCATTATAAAGAATACGAGATACAACCCGGAGAGTATTGCCAAATTAACAGGTTGCCTTACATGGAGTCTAATGCAATAAAGTATATTACACGACACGGCAAGAAGCATAACGGTCGTGAGGATATAGAGAAAGCTATTCACTGTCTAGAGCTTGTACTGGAGTGGGACTATGACGAGTAAGGGTGACGAGGATGTTTTTTCCATGCTAGATTTATCCGCTAATGGTCGAGATTATCTATTGACTATAGCTAAGGAGTTAGCTAAAGATCCTGAAAAAGAAGCGTTCGGTATCGAGGTTCAGGATGGGGTTGGAGTCACATATAAACTGGTCGTTTGGTTGGATGAGTTTCCGGAAATGATCCTAGTAGAAGGGGATACTGCCGAATGAGGGAGGTACTAGAAGCAATCTTAATCAACGCCTTACTTCTGATCCAAGCCCTCTCGGTGTGTGCGCTAGTCGCTTGCTTTGTGATATACCCTTTCATTCTTTTAGGTAAACTATTTTCGTAATCATGCCACGGGGTATGTGGGCTGTACTACGAAAGTCTTTTGGCATTGAGGGATAACTATCCATTGATATAGTCACGCCTATCTCATCTTCCACGAGAAGCCAACCAATACTTGTTGTGAGTATGGGGTTATTGTCTATGTCCTTTAGGTCTACAGAGTTGTCCTCTCCCCAAGCATCGTTCCAAAAGATTATAACAGGAGGAATAGGCTTTTCTAAATCAAGGGAAAGTTGTGTCATAAGTAATCTTCCTAAAGTTTGCGTAAGAATCGGGAGGCTGATTCGCCTACATAACCACTGGCTGCTGCCATTGCGTAGTTTAATTGGTCTAGCGATGCGAAGATAAGTACTAGTACAACAGTTCCGATGACTGATATAGCGACCCGATACCTGTCCTCGCTCAAGTACTGACTCATTGTGATTGGTGTTCTACTCGTTTCGTTTATCTTTACAACCTTCTCTAAAATCTTTAGCAACCACCCACACATTGCGAGTAAGAGAATGGATGTACTAGGGATTCCTCCAAAAATCTCCATGTTGTACCTCTCTATAGTCCCATTAATTTAATGATGCCAGCCTTTAGGAAGGTCACTATAGCCCATACAGATCCCAAGATAAGGAATGCCGCACCTAGCGCACCCTTAGATTTAACGATAACCTCGTGAATCTCGTCCACTTTCTCCTCTATCCTAACATCATTCTCTTCTAGGCGCTTTATTCTATAGAGTAATAACTCTTTTGCTGCGTCGTCCATTTACTGCCCCTTCATTAAAGCTGTCTTTTCCTTAGATCCAGCACTGGAACCGAAGAAGAAGTTAAAGATCTGTGTTTGTCCTGCCGATAGTACACCTAGCAATATCGTTGTAACCTGTGAATTCTCTGGGGAGATAGCGAGATTACCGGAGAACACACCGTATAGCAAGATGAAGTAGCCGAGTGTATACACTACACCCAAGGCGTACTGGGCTAGTAGCCCCCTTTCACGAGCCAATAGCCTTGCGTCCTTCCTGTCTGACCCTGCGAGTTCCTCTCGCTTGATGCCCGACTCTTCCATGAACACCTCAAAGTTCAGTTCCGCAGCTTTCACCTTAGCTACTTGCTCAGGGGTGATGTTACTCAATACACTGTCCACTCCCCCCTCTTCTACACCCAAGGCATCAGCTATAAATTTCCCAGCTAACCCCCCAAATGGACCACCTAACGCTGTTCCCAGCATGGGGGCTAGGGTTCCTAATACTTTCTTTGCCTTGTCCTTTAGATCACTCACGAGAGTTCCCTCAAATAGTTAGCATACATAGCTCTTCACTCCTTATTGATTCCTTTCCGTTCTTCATCACCATCTCTACATCGAAGCAAGCCCATAGCCAGAAAGGGAAGTCCTTAGTGGTGAAGCAAGTACCCGGAGCTTTAGTCTCCCCAAGGTGTCCCTTCCATGCGGGATCGGGTTCATCGCCCCACGGTCTGTGCCATATACGTACTTTAAATACATCATCTATAGGCATAGGTCTACCGCTCGTATAGGTAGTGGGATAATCCCAGCACAAGGTAACGGGTCCGGCACTAGCATCCGTCCACATAGCCAGTGCTATGAGCGTAATCATCAGGGCTGTACAGACCTTCCTCATCGTGTTCTAAATGCCAGATCCATAGCTCTGGATATTTCCGCTTGACTCATTTCCAGTAGCATTTCAGCCTCGGTCGCTGTCTGATTAGGATCTATATCACGTAGCGTTCTACCCGGATCTAGAGACTCAGCATATAGCTGCAACAGCTCGTCGCTGGGCCTATCATCAGGCGCGTTATCGCCCAGACTCGCCACCCCATCATCAACGAAGGAATCGTCGTCGCCCGTCATCAGCCTCTGCTGCTCGTCTTGTCGGCCCTTTTGGTATGTCTCTACGTCCACAAGTTCCGTGTCCCTGTCCCGTGTTGTGGCCCGCCGCCTCCCATCTGATCTGACGCGGCCTGAGTTTCGGTCTAAGAGATACTGCTGCTTCTCTAAAGGGAACCCTTTAGGAAAATAAACAAAATCACCAGTAGCCGGGTCCATCTTTCCGCCTAGCTTACCGTAGAATTTCTCCAAGTCTGTTTGAGTAAGTGCCTTGTCCCCTGCGACACTAGAAAACTCTTCGGCTTTCCCTATCATTGCTATGCCATGCTTGTCGGCTAGTCTTTTAAGCTCCATCAAGGCACTGCCACCTCCCCTAGCTTTAGCTTTAATTGTCTTTAATATCTCTAGGTATACGGTGCGAGTTCCGGGTTCATACCTGTCAGGAACGCTTATTTCTACCAATGCCCTCATACTTGGTGAGAGTTTGGTTCCAGCGTCACCGCGCCCGGTCAGTCCAGTCGGAACAAAAACTTTATTGAAGTCGTCCATGAAGGATAGGAGGGCTTGAGTATCCTTCTCCTGACTCCCGTATTCCGGGGTTCCTTTGGTAGCACGTTCGCTCTTTTGGGTAGCAGGTTTTGTCACATCCGTTTGCTTGGTATTTATACTCAGCTCGTTAGAATCATATATTGTATACTGGTCATCCTTAAAACGCTCCCCCGCTAACTGTTCTGAGTAAGAACTTCTAGATCTTTTGCCGATTATGCCGTGTTTGGTAAGAAGTTTAGAAGCCTCTTGTTGGCTTCCTAAAGCATCGACTAGTTCAGCGTACATCTTATCCCCATCCTTGGCTAACCAGTCATCCAGACTTATATCTAACCGAGGATCTCCCGTCGTATTAAGCTCGGCTTCGTCCCAGACTTTAGTTAAGTTCTCCTTCAATGTCTTGTATCGTGTTCCGGTAAGTTCTCCAGAAGACTCCCGCTGAAAGAGGTTAGTGTTAAAGTGGAGCACTCTATCATCAATGTCTTTCGGTAGAGTTACTTCTGTACCGTAACCTGAAGACTTTCCGTTTTTCTTGTAAGTTGCTAGGGCTTTCTTTGAATCGGAATCAATTATATCATTAGCCTTCTTTAACATTGGACCGTATGTCTTGCCCCAACCTGATGAAGATAGCTGTGCCAGCATTTTCTTTGTTGCTTCGAGATCTCCACCATAAATGATAAGCCCTTGCTGCACGACGCTTTCAGCATCACCAGCCTCCCCCGCTTTCTTTATATCAAACATTATGTCCGTCACATCTGTAAAAGGTGTAGTACCACCTTTAGACTCTACGACTATACCGTGTCCGATACTGTCTGGCATTGGCCTCGTTATCTTTGCGGGGTTAGTCAGTACTCTTGTGTTAGTTATGCTCCGAACGACAGGCTTTAT